ATTACAAATACTGCTGTGTACACAAGCAATTTTGTACCCTCAACAAGCGCATTGACAGCAATCACTGGTACTCAATTTCTGACTTTGCAAAATAGTTCAATTGTTGACAACAGCACCAACGCATACTCCATCACTAACACTGGTGGCGTATCAACTGGTCAGACCTACCCGTTTGCTTATGGCATCTTCAACGACCAAGGCCCAGCAGGAAACAACTGGACACCATCAGGCATCTCTGGTGTGTTTGGTTCTACGCTTGACTACATGGGTGATGCACCAACGCTGACAAGTGCGACGGTGGCTAACTATGCGGTGATGAACCCGCTAGTTCCTAGCACAGGAACAAACACAAATGGTAATTTAACAGTATCAATTCCAGTCACAAGTGCTAGTCCTGCAACAATTTTTGCCAACACGGGCAAATGGTATTGGGAAGTTGTTTGGGTAAGCGGTGGTTTTTACCGTATTGGTGTTTGTAATTCTACTGGCGCTGGACAAGACTTTGGTGCTACTGCAAATGGCTGGTGCAAGATTAACAGCCCTGCAAGGGTTTACAACAATGGCTCTGCAACAAGTTACGGAACAGATGGTGCTGTAGGGGATACTTATATGGTTGCGTTAGACCTTGACGCAGGAAAAATTTGGTACGGCATAAATGGAACATGGCAAGCCAGTGGCTCTCCAAGCACTGGAGCAAACCCGTCACAAACATTTACGGCAAATCAAACCATGAGTCCAGCGGTGGCTTCTGGCTCTGGGACTCAAGTTTATAACTTTAACTTTGGTCAACAGCCATTTACATACACTCCTCCAAGTGGTTTCATTGCTTTAAACCTATACAACCTATAAGGAACAACCATGCCAACAACATATGCAATTCCTAATGGTCGTACAGCATTCCGCGCTATAACTTACACAGGTAATGGAGCGGCAAGTAGCAACACCACACAAAACATCACAACGCCTTTTTATCCTGACCTTGCTTGGGTAAAAGGTAGAGACACAACTTTTTACCATCGTCTCACATCAACTGGTTTGACTCAGCCAAATTATTTGGCTCCAAATGCTACTGATGCTGAATCATCTGGGCAAGACCAAATATCTGCTTTGGCAAGCACATATTTCCAAGTAAAAGCCTCTGGCTCTGGCGGTACAAATCAGTCTGGCTCTACTTATGTTGGATGGGCTTGGAACGCAAACAGTGGCACAACTGTATCCAATACAGCAGGCTCTATCACATCAACTGTAAGTGCAAACACTACTGCTGGTTTTAGCGTTGTGACTTATTCTGGAAACGCGACTGCTGGCGCTACTGTTGGGCATGGGTTGGGTGTTGCACCAAGCATGATGATTGTGAAGCGTCGTAACGCTACTGACGATTGGCGTGTTTACCATATTTCTGTTGGCGCAACACAATACATAGATTTAAATACAACAGCGGCGGCGGCTACAGCAACTGTGGTTTGGAACAACACCGCACCCACCAGTAGCGTGTTCTCAGTTGGAACTTCTAATTCAGTGAATGGAAGTAGTGGAACTTATGTTGGTTACTGCTTTGCCCCAGTAGCAGGATATTCTGCGTTTGGCTCTTACACAGGCAACGGCAGTGCTGATGGGCCTTTTATTTATACAAGTTTTAAGCCCGCGTTTTTAATGGTAAAACGCATAGACTCTACAGGTGATTATCCTATCGTTGATTCAGCAAGAGACCCATACAATGTTGCGCAATATGGTTTATATGCAAACTCAACCATTACTGAGTCTACTTTTGGAAGCCCAACTCCCATGTACGATTTTAATTCAAATGGATTCAAAATAAGAAACACATTTGCAAATACAAACGCATCTAGTGGAACATACATTTACATGGCATTTGCCTCAAACCCATTTAAATACGCAAACGCAGGATAAGGAAAACACATGAGTCATTTTGCAAAAGTAGAGAACGGCATCGTCACCCAAGTCATCGTTGCCGAACAAGATTTCATTGACACTGGCGCTGTAGGTCACGGCTGGATTCAGACCTCCTACAACACCCTTGGCAACCAACACCCAGAAGGTCGCCCATTGCGTGGCAACTACGCTGGTATTGGCTTTACCTACGACGAGGTGAACGATGTGTTCATCGCGCCCAAGCCCTTTGACAATTGGATTTTGAACGGCAATTGGCTGTGGGAACCCCCAATCGCTATGCCACAAGATGCCTACTTCTACAAGTGGGATCAAGAGGCTACAGCGTGGGTTCAGGGCGACTTGCGACCTATCCCAGAGCCTATCCCTGAACCTGTTGTCGAAACCCCCGTAGAAGCCGTTGTAGAGGCTCCAGTAGAGGTTGTTGCGGAACCTGTTGTTGAAGTCCCAGTTGAACTTTCTGAGCCTGAAGTAGTGACTCCAGTTGAACCTGAAGTTATCATAACGGTGCCAGCAGACAATTCTGCTGACACGGCAACTGCCTCAACTACTCAAGGATAAAAAATGGAAAAGATCACTCTTACAACCCAACTTGTCAACGCTGTGATGGGATACCTCGGTACGCGCCCATATCAGGAAGTCTTTCAACTGATTGAAGGTTTGCAAAACGAAGCCAAGAGCCAAGTGCAACCCGCAGTTGAGGAGCCAAAGGCGGCTGAATAATGGAAGGCACTCACGAACTTGCCACTGAGACTGACAAGCGACTGAGTGTCCATGAAGCGATCTGCGCTCAGAGATACGAGGGTATCCAAGCGCGGTTCGACGACGGCACCAAGCGCATGAATAAGATTGAGTACCTCTTGTATGGGGTGATTGTCTGCGTTCTGTTTGGCCCCGGTGTCGCTGGGGAACTCATCAAAAAAGTTCTGGGGCTGTAATGGTTGACATCACTAAAGCCATCGGAGCCGTTGCCGCTAGTGTTGCCGCACTTGGCGGCAGTTACACACTTGCAGATAAGTTTGGCTTTTTTGACCGAGCCATCATTGAATGGTCTCCAGAGAATTTCAAAATTGTGGCAGAGGCAGACAAGCCAATCACTGTCACGGTTGCAAGAATAAAGAAGCGGGACGACTGCTCTGTTGAGAGTTTTACCCCAAGCATTCGTGATGCGGCAGGCATGGTGCATGAGGCAACCACCACCGCAAGCAAGTTCAGCGGCCCAGCAGGCCCAGAGATTGACACATTCACCTACGAACTTACGATGGTGAGGAAAGAGAAAATCGCCGAAGGCAAAGCAACTTTGCTGGCAACGATCAAATACAAATGCCCTGAAGGGGAGCGCGTTGTGCAGTATCCCCGTCATGCAAATCTGAGTTTTTACTTAAAAGGGTGATCATGGTTCCAATCGTTGCATCACTGCTTGGTACATTGGCTCAGAACGGTCTGGGCCTTTTGTCTTCTGCGATCCAAGCAAAGGGCAAAGAAGTCGTTGAAAAGACTCTTGGTGTCAAGATTTCTGACAACCCATCTGACGCTGAAGTGTCCAAGTTGCGTCAACTGCAATACGACCACGAGGAGCGTCTGCTTGAGTTGGGCATCGAGAAGGCCCGTATTGAGCAAGAAGAGTTGGCCGCACTGCTCAAAGCGCAGGCAAACCAAGAAGACAATGTGTCCAAGCGTTGGCAGGCTGATATGTCTTCGGACTCGTGGCTGTCGAAGAATATTCGCCCCGGCACCCTTGTCTACATCCTGACCGCTTACTTGCTTTTTGCGGGTCTCAGCGCCGCAGGTATTGAGGTCAACGAGGCGTATGTCAACCTGTTGGGTCAGTGGGGTATGTTGGTGATGACCGCCTATTTTGGTGGCCGCACTGTCGAGAAGGTCATGGAAATGCGCAAAAAGGACAAAGAATGAGCCTGAGTGACGAACAAGCCGCATTCCTGCTGGATGCCTGCAAACTGATCGTATACGCCACTGGCCTTGGTTTTAAGGTCACTGGCGGTGAGTTGGCCCGCACACCTGAACAGCAAGCCCTCCATGTCAAGGCTGGCCGCTCTAAGACCATGAACTCCATCCACCTCAAGAGGTGCGCTATCGACTTGAACTTTTTCAAGGATGGGCAGATAATCTGGAACAAGGAAACTCTTGCTCCTCTAGGCGCGTATTGGGAGAATATGCACCCCAAAAACCGCTGGGGCGGTAATTTCAAATCGCTGGTAGATTGCCCGCATTTTGAGCGCAATGTCGGATAAGGAGAACAAATGACAACCGCATCGGTAATGACATACGACTCCTTGGTCGAAAATATTCAGTCTTATCTGGAGCGTACTGACACCGCTACGCTTGAGAATATCCCTCTTTTCATTATGCTGGCCGAGCAAATCATTGCCAGCCAGATCAAGTTTTTGGGTAACCTGACGGTCAGCACAAGCACGATGACGGCCACTCAAGCGGTCATTGACAAGCCCGCCCGTTGGCACAAAACGGTTTCAATGAATGTCGTGGTGGCTGGTAGCCGTACCCCCGTCCTGCTTCGTAAGTACGAATACCTGCGTGAGTATTGGCCTGATGCCACAGAGACAGGCGTGCCAGTCTATTACGGCGACTACGACTACACACACTGGCTGGTGGTTCCTACGCCTGCCGCCGCCTACACCTTTGAGGTGTTGTACTACGAGCGGATTCAACCGCTCGACTCTTCCAACCAAACGAACTGGTTCACCATTTACGCCCCGCAGGCATTGCTGTACGGCGCTCTTTTGCAGGCTATGCCGTTCCTCAAGAACGACGAGCGGATGCCCATGTGGCAAGCAAATTACGACCAAATCATGCAGACCCTCAAAGCCGAGGATGTCCAGCGTATTGGTGACCGTCAAGCCGCAGTATTGGATACCTGATCATGTCATATAACAGTCCCTTCACAGGCAATGTGATTCAACCCACAGATGTCTCGTATCGCCGCATTATTCTGACCGCTGACTTACAGTTGGAGTGGCCGATCAACGGCACCTCAACTGATGATGCCGCCGCTCGAATCATGGAGGTGTCTACCGCCTCCGCCGCAAACGAGTTGTGGATGCCGCCAGCCAATCAGGCTTCTGTTGGTCAAGACGCGTTGATCCGAAATGTGGGCGCTGTAACTTTGGCGGTCAAAGACTACACTGGCCTAAACACCATTGTGTCCATAGCCGCTGGTGAGGCGCAGTACATCTACATCACCACCAACGCAACCACAGCAGGTACTTGGGGAATCATTGCCTACGGTATCGGTTCTTCTGGCGCAGACGCCGCAACTCTCGCGGGGTACGGCTTGCTGGCAATTGGTCAGACACTGAACCAGTCACAGCCTGTGACGACCTTTTCTAGCGATTACACGGCGCTGACAACAGACCGTTCTAACACCTATGTGTGGACTGGTGGCGCTGGTACTTTGACGCTTTCAAGCGCATCTACCCTTGGCGACAACTGGTTCATGTTCTTGCGCAATAACGGGACTGGTGCCTTGACTGTTGCTGGCACTGGTGGAAACACAATCAATGGTTCTGCCTCGCTGATTTTCCAGCCTGCTGATTCTGCAATCATTGTGTGCAGTGGCTCTACCTTCTACACCGTGGGCCTTGGCAAATCAACTCAGTTTGCTTTTACTCAGTTGACCAAGAATGTCACCACTGGAACCTACACGCTAACTTCTGCTGAAGCATCCAATGTGATC